CCGCAATAAAATTCACCCAACACAAAAGCCGGTCGAATTATTCGAATATCTAATTCGCACTTACACGAACGAAGGCGATTTGGTTTTAGACAACACAGCAGGAAGCGGAACGACTGCAATTGCCGCCGAAAATACAGGGCGCAAATGGGTTTGCATTGAACAAAGCGAAGAATATGCAACAAAAGCTGTTGAACGCATTTGGAATCATGCAGCAAAGGCGCAAGAAGAATCAGCAAACGAAATTGAAATAGATTCTGATATTCCATTGCCCGAAGGTGATGAAGATGGAAATTGAAACCAAGAAAAAATCAAGGGCGCGAAAGCAAGCCGCAGCCGGAAAGAACAAAGCCAAAGGGCCAAACCCTGCGGCGTCGCTTTTGGCGGCGTTGAAGTTCGTTGCTATCGCGCAGAAAAAAGCCGGGCCGACGAACGTTCAGTTCGGCCATATTGCCCACAATTGGGCGGCGGCTTCCGACGGGGTTTTGACCGTCGCGCATCCTATCGAAGAAGACTTGGTAGCGTGCCCGCATACGTTGCAGTTTATCGACGCGCTGTCGAAGGTCGGCGAAGAACTGTCGATTACGCAGCTTACCGCGAACGCCCTTGCCGTATCGTCTGGCGCGTTCCGGGCGTTGGTGCCTTGTGTGGGCTTCGACGACGTGCCGATTACCGCGCCCGACCCGCAATGCGCCACAATCGACGACCGGATTAAAACGGCCTTCGCTGCGGTCGCAGGGCTTGCGACAGACGGCGCACCGAATGCGACCTATGCCGCCGTCTTGCTGCAAGCCGGAAGCGCCGTCGCGACCAACGGGGTGGCCTTGCTGGAAGCGTGGCACGGTATCGACCTTCCGCCCGGCATGATGCTTCCGAAGTGCGCGGCGGTCGCTGTCGCCAAGGCTGGCCCGGCGCTTACCGGCTTCGGCTTTTCGCCGTCGTCGGCGACGTTCTATTTCGAAAACGGGGCGTTCATCAAGACGCAACTTTTCGGCGAACGTTACCCGCATTACGCCGGTATCTTCGAAGTGCCGGGCTTGAACGCATGGCCTGTCCCGCCGGAATTCTTCAAGGCTGTTCACGCCGTCGAATCGTTCAGTCCGAACGGCAATATCTTTTTCGAAGGCGGCGCGGTTACGTCAAATATCGCGCGCGACCAAGCTTCGACGTACAAGGTCGAAGGCTTGCCGGAACGAATGGGCTTTTCTGCGAAGTTGCTTCTTTCCGTCGAACATGCGTTTAAGAAAGCGCATTTCGCACCGGAAGCAAACAAGGTCGTATTTTTCGGCGACAATTTGCGCGGCGTTCTTATGGGTCTTGACCTTGGCAGCGAAGCGACGCATAATCCGTCGGACAATTACGAAGACGACATACCGTTTTAAGGGGCTTTCGCATGATTAACGAACAAGGCTTTATTGTTGCAAAGAAAAGCCGCGTCGTCGATAAGCTGGCCGCAAGCATTCGGCAGGCTTTGCGGCCTGTCGAATTTATGTCGGACGAAGAACTAACGGCAATGCCTGCCGGAAGCGTCTTCGTCTTCGACGTTGAAACTTACGTAAATTTCTTTTACGTAGCGTTTAAGTCGCTTGATAACGGAAAGTTCGTCGCATTCGAACGCAGCCCCGACCATGATTTTAACCCGACGAAGCTTCTTTGGATGCTTTGGCGGTTCTGTATCGTCGGCTTCAATTCGCGCAATTATGACTTGCCGATGATTGAACTAGCCGCACGCGGCGCAGATTGCAAGAAGCTTAAAGAAGCGTCCGATTTCATCATTAAAAGCGGGCCGAACTATGGAACCGAAAAGGTAACGCCGTTCGCGTTCGAAAAGAAGTACGGCGTACAAATTGGCCGATACAATCATATCGACCTTATCGAAGTTGCGCCGCTTCAAGGTTCGTTGAAGCTGTACGCAGGGCGCTTGCATTGCGAACGTATGCAAGACTTGCCATTTCCCGAAGACCATGTATTAACGCAGGAAGACGCCGAAATAGTGCGGCCTTATTGCTGCAACGACCTTTCGAATACCGAACTTTTGTTTAACGAACTTGCGCCCGAATTGAAATTGCGGGCCGAAATGTCGGAAGAATACGGCGTAGACCTTCGGTCGAAATCAGACGCGCAAGTAGCCGAAGCGGTTATTAACTCCGAACTTCAAAAAGTCCTTGGCTATTATCCAAAGAAGCCCACACTATCCGCCGATACGGTCTTGGTTTACGACGTGCCCGACTTCGTTTGCTATCAAACGACGCAGCTTCGCGAAATGCTGGAAGTCGTGCGAAACGCCCGCTTCTATCTTGACGGCTTGGGTTCGCCAATCATGCCGCCCGAACTGGAAAAGCTGAAAGTAACCATCGGCGGTTCGACGTACAAGCTAGGCATGGGCGGTTTGCATTCTACCGAAAAGAAAACGGCGCACTATGCGACCGACGAAATAATTTTGGCAGACAACGACGTAGAATCGTTTTACCCGCGAACAATCCTTAATCAAAGACTTTGCCCGCCGCACTTGGGCGAAGCTTTCTTGACCGTTTACGAAAAAATCGTAAATACGCGAATTAACGCCAAAGCCGAAGCGGCGAAGGCGAAGAAGGCGGGCGACCGCGCAGCCGCGAAGAAATGGAAGACCGTTGCCGACAGCTTGAAGATTACCATTAACGGAAGCTTCGGCAAGCTTGGCAACAAGTATTCGACGCTTTACGCGCCGCAACTTATGTTGCAAGTAACGATTACCGGGCAACTTGTGTTGCTTATGCTTATCGAAGCTTTGGAACAAATCGGCATAGAAGTTATTTCCGGCAATACCGACGGCATTATTTCGAAGTATCACAAATCGCGACACGACGAAGTAAGGGCGCTTATTGCGGCTTGGGAAGAATGGACAGGATACAAGACCGAAGAAACGCGGTATAAAGCCGTATTCAGCCGCGACGTTAATAGTTATGTCGCAATCAAGGAAGACGGCGGCGACCCCGAAGCGCGCTTTATTGACGAACGATTGGGCGCAAAAACGAAGGGCGCTTATTGCGAACGCGGGTCGGCCTTGAATTCGATTCTTTCGAAGAACCCCGAAACCCTGATTTGTTCCGACGCCGTTGTTCGCTTCCTTGTTGACGGAACGCCGGTCGAAAAGACGATTAAAGAATGCCGCGACTTCCGGCGCTTTGTTGCAGTAAAGAACGTGCGCGGCGGCGGCGAAAAGAACGGTCGTTATCTTGGCAAGGTTGTTCGTTGGTATTACCCGAAGAACGAAGCCGGGTATATTGCTTACGTATCCAGCGGAAACAAAGTCGGGAAAACCGACGGCGCACGCCCTGTAATGGACTTGCCGACGGAATTTCCCGACGATATAAATTACGATTGGTACATTAACGAAGCGGTCGAAATGCTGTACGACTGCGGGCGGTTGAAGAAGGCCAAAACCGCCGCGCTGTCGTTCTTTTGATTACGGCGGCGGCGGTGCCGTTAGGGTCATTGTAAGCGAATCGCTGTACGTTGAATATTTCGAATTCGACGTAATAAACGAATCTACAATAACTTCTAGCGTACCATACAAGCCCGTTACGTTAAGGTCTGCCGAACTTCCGGCAGTCGTAAGGGTCGTGTAACCGCCGCCGCCTACGCGCCAGCGAACGCGGGTTTCGGTGCCAGCTTCCCGCGTGTTCGCCGTGTCGTCATACACGCGCAACAGTGTATCGGCCCGGCTGCGGTTGCGCCATGCAACAGCAATCGACGTTGCGCCTACTTGTGGGCTTGGCGTGCGGCTTCCTGCAAGCGTTAGGTACTGCGGCGGCAGCGGCAACCCGGCCCGGTTGGTAAGCGACCCGCTGAACGACGGGGCCAACGAAATATCAAGCTTGCCGCCCGAAGTCGTATCCAAAAGCTTAACGTATCGCGTCGTTCCGACCGAAACAAGTTCCGGCAACAGTCCGTCGGTTCCGCTAATGAACCAAACGCGGTCGTTCGCCGCATGATTACCCGGCGTTGTATCAAGAACCCCGCGATATACGTTCGGGAACGTTATTTGCCCGCCGCCATTGTCAACGAAGCCCACATAAACGAACAGTTCGTTATTAATCAGCAGGAAGGCCGAACCGTCGCGCGCTTGGTCTAGCGTCGTGTATTGCTGCAAACCTTCGATGCTTGCTTGCGACACGCCGGTTACGACAAGGCTTCCGCTTGTATCGTTGCGGGTTTCGCTGGCGACTGTCGAAGCGTAGGCGTTCAGCAACACGCCGCCGCCGTTGTACGGGGCGCTTTCAAGCGACAGAATGGGCGACGAACTGAAATTGTCCGGGGCCGTCATTGCGTCGTAAGAAATGGACGTAGAACCCGGCGCAACTGCGGCAAGGTACAGACGCCCGGCAGAATCGAACGAAGCCGGGGTTTCGCTGTCGTCGTATCCGGTAAGGAACGCAGGCGGCGTAAAAAGAAGCCGCGTTGTAACCGGCAAAGGTTCTGTACTAATCGGCGTCCATCCTGAACCTTCGGGCGGTGCGAACGTAAGCGCAGACGACGAAAAGCGGTCTTGCACGCAAGAAAGCTTGATTTGGTTGGACGTAAGTTCGCCGAAATCAATTTTCGTAACGCGCATAACCATATTCGAAATGCCGAACGGCGACCAATTCAGAACGAACACGCTTCCGGGCCGCAAGTTCTGCGCCTTGCGGTTAACGGTCAAGTCGCACTTGTAAAGCGGAACGTTCAAAATCGAAAGTTGGCGCGCTGCAATCTTGCTTGCTACCGTTGCGTCGGTAACGCCGGGCGTCGAAACTTCCGTAGACTTAACGCGGTTTTGAAAGTTGATATTTGCGAAGTCTTGGGTAATTGCTACGCTGTCGTCGTAACTACTGGCGCGGTTTTTGAACGTAACCCGGCATTGGTTAAAAGTGTTTTCCCATGTTGTTTTCTGGAAGTTGCGAAGTTCTTTAACCGAAGATTCGTCAAGAACAAGAAGTTCGGAAACCGTGTAATCTTGGCGAACAAGTTTCGCAACAATCTTCGCCGTTGCCGGGTCTTGATACAACACGCCGTCGGCGACGCGCATTACTTCTTCCAACAGGTCTTTTCCGGTAATCGCAGATTGAACAATAAGCGACATACCCAAGCCTTCGTCATACAGCGTTTGCGCGCAGGCCGTGAACGAAGGCAAGTCAATTTCGCTTGCAAGATTGCCGAAGCGGCCCCATTTCTGCGTCATTGCGTCGTAAACAATTTCCATCGGGTTAACGTCCAACCCGTTTGGCATGATTGAATAAGTCGCGTGCAAGCCGGACGTAATACGCTGAATTTCGAAGCTGAACGGTTCCGGCGTCGTACCTGTTCCGATATAAAAGGCTTTGAACAACGCACGCGCAAAGCCGTTGTAAGCCGGAACATTCGGGCCAATCTTCGAAACCAAGTAAGAATCTTGCGGCGGGTTAAAACGACCGTCGTAAAACGAAATCGTACCTTGCAGGCCGCCGCGTTCATCTTCGCCGCCAAACAAGTTCGGCTTGTTAATGTAAATATCGCCGGACGAAGTTAAGTTGCCTTCCCAAACAAGGTAAGTACCGGCCCAAAACTTGCGAAGTCGAACGCCGGGGCCAAGGCACAAAATACAATCAATGCCAAGATAATTTTTATAACCGACCGTAACTTTCTTCGAACTAAAAAGCCCGGTCTTCATTTTCTTACGAATTGGCACCGGGCGGAAGTCGCCAAACCAAGCCGTTATCGGCGATTTCTGGCGCACTGTTCCCCACACTAGCGGCATTGGGTCGCCGTGCTTAGAACGCGGAAATTGGAAGTCGCCAAGTTTCGCCGCGCGTGCGTTTTCGACGTTCGGTTTCGGCATAAGCGCCGCCATAAGCAAGAAGGCGACGACAAAGACAATTGCAATCCACATTTGTTAATGAACCCCGCTTTGAAATACGTTATTCGATTCGCCCGGAACAAACGGGCAACCGCCGAAGTTCGGTTGATTGTTGAACTTGGGGCAACCGTTGGCCCCGTTGTAAGAATGGTCGCAACCTGCCGTAACCTGAATCGACGTGCCGACGGAAATACGCCCGAATTCGTAATTTACCGTAAGAAGCGTGCCGGTTTGCGCGACAATCATTCGGCGTTCGTTGCGCGCAGGAATTACAATTTCGCCGCCGATAAACCAACCGTCGGGAAATCCACCAAGCGAAGGAATCGAAATAACCCGGCCTTCGATTGCCGAAACTTGGGTATCGACAGAATTTGCGACGCGACTTACTTTGCAAAGTTCGTCGAACAAAACGTTATTGCAAGGCGGTTGTACGTAAACGTTCGGGATA